CGGGGACAGCAACGGGGACGGTATCATCTGAAACGGGGACAGAAACGGGGACAGAAACGGGGACGGTATCATCTGAAACGGGGACGTCTTTTTCTTGTTGCGTGGATACACCGACAGAGTCTGCGCGGACATCAACATAATCTTCGTCTGTATTCGATTTCACATGCGCGGTAACATCGTCTTCGCCAACCACCGGCTCCACCGTGTTTTGAATACCATCGACCTCTGCAATCACGTCAACCTGAATCGTCTCTGGTATAATGGCATATACGTCGAATGGCAAATTGAATGGTAATGGGGTAGTCTTGGTGTGTAGAATAAAGGTCGCATCGACCGTATTAACCGATTGAATGTTTGAAATAGATAAACTCATTATATTTTCGCTTGTTTTGTACATATAATTACTTTAGCATACGAGAATCAATTTTATGAATAATTGAACATGCCAGTTTTACGTATAATGATCATTTTGACTATTTATTTTTTACACTTTCAATATCCAATACAATTTTGTCAACGGTGTAAATACAATAATAAATACATATATATATAATGTCAACTTCTAGACGTAAACCGTGGCGCATATCGAGTCTATTTTCAAGAACACGTCGTTCTGTGGAAAGGCCAAAAATAGCATCTGTTATTCCGCAATTGCAAACAGTTGGTGTTTGTTACGCCCACTCGGTTTCACGAATTTTAGCCAAATTAATAAAAACGGTTTTAACAGAACATGGTTCGGACCTCTTTTCGACAACCAACGAAAATATGTGCCAAATAAATTTCGAATTGTTCGATACTTATAAAGAGTTAAATATTGATGGACTAGAACATATTGTCGATTATTTTTTTGATAAAGATTGCGTAAGAATAATTCCCGACAAAAATGAAAGAGACAAACAAAAAAATGCAGTTGCCATACAATATTATTTATGGAGTATAACAAAACACTTGTATGGTTGCCAGGGGTATTCGACTAACCTTGCCGCTAAAAAAATGCTATATTGTATTTTACTTGATCTACCATATGATAAACCGCCTAGCATGCCCGTACAAAAAGAAACCAGTAGTGCCGCTTCTAAATCGAAGGCAAAGGCGAAACCGAAGTCGAAAAAGGCCCTACAGGCACTAAAAGAAAAAGAAGAGAAAGAAATGATCATACGATTGATGACTGTATTAGAAAATAAATATTCGTCCGACTCACATTATGAACGACTCAAAATCAATAAATATTACAAGGGTCCGGATGAATTATTTGATATTGCCAGGGGTATTCTTGCCGAATTTAAACGTATTGTCGAAAGAGAAAATATCATATTATCTATGTTTTCTTATATAGATAAGGGATATAATTACAAAAAAAGAGGTATAAATTATTTCTTTACAAAAAGACTACCTAAATGGATACCCGAGGTAATAGACAAGGGATTATATTTAGGATTATGCTATAAAGGGATTATTGGTGGTGACATCGTTTGTAATATAGAATCGTCACATGCAGTGACGATTAAAAATTATAGGGTGGGAACCAATGGTAATAAAAATTCATTTGATATAGTCAATTCTTTTGGTCCCACATGGGGCGATGGAACCGGACAATTTACGGTAAATGATGGTCATTATTTTGATTGTACCGCATTCGAACCTCGATTAACTCAACCAGATGTGTTAATATGGTGGGTAGACTATTCCGAATCACATGAATATAAGTATGATGGCGACTATGATTGTTCGTTATACTCTAGTATATTTATGAAAGACGGTGTTTTATACTGCGGTCATTTTAAAAATGTAAAGGATAGAAAACGGATGGTATTAACCGGCGATTTCGAGTTTCTTACGGAGCAAGGATTATATTCAGGATCTCTAGTAAATGGCAAAATATCAGGTAAGGGAGTAATGTATTACAAAGACGGAACGAGCTATTACGGTTTATGGGAAAATAATGAACCTGTCGTCATGGGTTAGATAATCCAATGTAATAAAATACCCATACCATATATATGGCATTTATTCACAAATTCAATATTGAAACACTTAAAACTGAATTCCGTGATATCATAGGATTTTACCAAGAAATACAGACGAAACGGGCTTTAATACAGAGTAAACTGGTTGAATTGAAGGATATATACAATACACTCATCAAAGATAATAATAAAAAAATATTTCTATTTTGTCTAGATTCTTTCTATTTCCAATACAAGGTTCTCACCTATGAAATGGAGAATCTGTCACGTTATATTTCCCTCATCAATAATCGCATGTATGGTGATTATTACAAACTATACAATATTATTATTTTGCAATCGTCACAATGTAACATTGATACCAAGAAAATCGCAGACCAACTCAAAACATATCCGCCATACAAAGATTTAGAACCCTTTCATGAATATGATATTACCGATACGACGAATATCCACCAAGAAATCTTGGTTGTCATCAATCAACTATATTCATTCTATAATACTAAGGAGACCAGTATCAATGACTATACCGGAAATACTAAGATTGGTATATCGATTGCCAATTTTATCAATACACTCGAATATGAGAATACACTGATTCGCGAACAGATTTCGCTATATATCGGATATGTGTCGTTTTTCCATAAGTCCCAACGGACGTATTTGACCAAACTTCTTAGTAAAATACGCGGTTTCCAACAAGAAATCGAAGAAGATATCTTGGTCAATGGTCGACCTAAAACTGGCGCCGTACTCGATATAAAACCGATTGTCAACCTCGATTCCTATTTCGAACCTGTCGAATTTGAAGACTATGAGCTTCGATTGGAATATACTGATATAGAAGGTTTTTTGAAAGAATCCGAAAATATAATACGAAGGAGTGAAATCCTGTTTGACGGATTAGAAAAAACGAAGAGTCTCGGCGATGAGAGTAGTGACGACAAAAAAGTATTGGAAAATACGGTTGTTCAAACCCTTGAAGAATTATAATGGGACGCCCCTTGGGCATCCTACTAGAGATTCAAATGCAACGTTGCCAATAAATGAATTGAAAAACGTGCCCCATTTCAAATATTCATCGACCTAAACCGCGTAATACGCGAGTATGAAAAGACCCAACTTTGACCCTCTTTTCGTTAGCACTTTTTGTGCGAACTTAAATGTTCAAAGGTGTAAATATCTTTATCTACATATTCCGATGATCCAAGATTTTTATAATATATATTTATATTTATATATTATGTTTCAGCGCGGCGGTGTATTTATCAAGGGGAAGGTCGAAGACGCATTTAGACAATTCTTACATAATAGCACAATTGTATTGTTAGACTCAGGAAAAAGTGGATCTGTATTTTCGCTAACTTATACCATGGATCCTGAGACATCGCCATATACAAGTAGTTCGGTATTAACATGGAAAGAACCAATCACTAAGATAGCGATAAAAATTGCGGCAATTTCGACATACAGTGGGACATGGCATAATATGGTTGGCAAGGAGAAGTTGATTGAAACGCGGACCGATTTTTTAAGAGAAATATTATACCAAACCGATATATTTCTCAAAAGTGCATGCGATGTGAGACCGATAACACCCGCCCCCATTTACGCGACAATGTCTGGGCCGGCAAACTCAAGTTTAGCATTGTTGCGTTTTTTTAGAACTCTTATAGACACTACCCACGCAAACATGCAAAATACATTAGACGAAATAAACGGCTACATCAATGGAATAAAATATGATGAATTTAGATCATTTGGACTAATTGCAATGGAATTGGCGGGTGAAACAGAGGATTTTTTTAAACTCTATAAAATGAAAAGAAGTGTGCCCCCCGACGAATATGAGCTATGTCAAAATATGGCGCGTTTACAAATAGTCAATTTAGCAATAAAAACCGGATATTTGCATCTCGATTTCCATCAACAAAATATATTAATTAAAACTATGTATATGATACCCGTCGATGTATTAGTCATCGACTTTGGAAGATGTATAAAAATACCAGAGGCCGATCGCGCAAGATTGGAAGGGCTGTTCGCGTCCGGGCAATATGGTCAATTATTGAATGAGTTTAAAGAATTTACTATATTCGGCATAAAAATGGGCGATTGGTTGCCTCTTCGTTCATATACCGGATATGAATGGTTTTGGGACCCTTCGGCCGATTTAGCACCCGCCATCACCGCAATGGAAAATTTACACTTATCAAGACTTCATGCAATGAAAACAAAACACATTTCCGATGATGTATATCGCGCAAGTATCGTTCATTTATTCGAACCTATGCAGAGAGAAGTTAATATTGCGACGACTCCGCGATCTATATTGGCAGTCGAATCTATCCGTAATATGAAAGAGGATTCACGCATGTTTTCCCAAGAATTGATGGGACGACGCGCCCATATGGCATCAATTTTGGACGACATGACCAATATAGTATCGAAAAAGGTGGAAAATGAAATGACCCAATCATCCAGACATTCTCCTGCGGGAGGATCCACTATAACGAAAAATGAAACAATCGCATATGCAAATGCAATCGCCGATGGAATAAAAATAGGTAAAAAAAATGCTATCGAAATTCTTAAAAAGACGTCTTCTCCTATTACTAAAGCCCGTTCTCTGCCTTCGCGAAAACGTTCTACGCGGTCAAATCGATCAAATAAACAAACCCGACGATATAAATCTTGGTAAAATGATTATACCATTCTATTCTTGATGATTCTCGCCATTGATCATCGGTTCCATAAATAATTGATGTATAAGGATATAGTTCATTCGATCAAAATAGTTGGTATAATTTGTGCGATATTCATTCTCTTCAATATTCGTAATATTTTGAATATCACGAATAGTCTCTTCGTCGACGGCGCGTATAAATTCTTGGTCGAACCGCACGACATATTGTAATAAAACAATCAATGCATTACGCATTTCATCGACCTCGACATATATTGCCAGTCTCCTTATATCGTCCATTGTATTATTATCGATAATATTGTTCATTTAGCCGTTATTTGATACATATATTTACAATAATGTATACATATCAATTTTATGAATGCGTCCTATTTCGATTCAATTTGTATCTCATATAATAGTGACATATTTCGAATAAAAATATAATATTATATATATATGTCTAACCCCGGACCCGTGCAGTATGGTGGCGTTTTTATCAAGGGAACACCAGAGGCCGCATTTGATCATTTTGTATCGAAATCCATTGTCGAACGGATTAGCACGGGCAGAAGTGGGTCAGTTTTTAGGTTAACCTATACAGATGATCCGGCGAAATCACCTTATACAAGTAGTTCGGTATATACCTGGATGGAACCCGTTACAAGTATTGCGGTAAAAATAATGGCCGTTTCCAATACTGGACAAGACGTATGGCGTATTAGACCCAATGAAGAAAAGGATGTTGAATCCATAGACGATTTTTTAAGAGAGGTATTATACCATACCGACATATTTCTCAAAAGTGCGAGTGAATTGCAACAACTTACACCTGCGCCCCTTTTCGCTAAAGTCATATACGAAAAGACAGATAATCTGCAATTTATTCATAAACTAAGACGCAGTATAGATACCAATGTTTCCAGTATGATGCAGGAAAATACAAATAAAGAAATAATGGGATTTGTAAATGCAATAAATGAGGATCGCATTACTTCTCTTGGTATTATTGTCATGGAATTGGCATGTCGAGATGATGATTTTCTGTCATTGAGTCTTTTTCGAATTGTCGGATATGATATTCGAAAAGATTTGGCCAGATTACAAATTATCAATATGGCTATCAAAACAGGATATTTACATCTCGATTTCCACACGGGTAATATATTTATTCGGCGCATGGGTAGCAAGGGAACTGATGTATATATCATCGATTTTGGTCGGTGCATAAAATTACCCGAACCCATACGTCGAAAAATAGAGGCACTTTTTGAGGCGGGTCGATATCGTGAGTTATTAGATGAATTTCGGAATTTCGAAGATAGGGACGGCGATCCTATGAGTGATTGGGCCACCAAACAATCATATTATGGATATGAATGGTTTTGGGACCCATATGAAGATATGGCAGACGCAGTGAAAGAATTAGAACAATCATACCAAGAAAAACGCAAAGCAATGAAAAAAATAAATCTTTCGGAAACGGAATATCATGCAAGTCTCACCAAATTATACCTACCGCCAAAAAACGTAGTTAATAGAAGATCTTCGCCAGAATCTAGGTTGGCACTTGAATCGGTGCAAGATGTTCATCGAACCGCAAGTTTAAATCCCGGTATAAAATCGTTGGCCACGTATTTATATCCGAGTAAAATGTTAGCCGTTTCACAGGCCGCCGCCGAATTGTCGGAAGATACCGCCGAAATTGCGTCGATTTTGGAAGATGTTACAGATAAAGTATCGAAAAAGATGGAAAAGAAATTACAAGATGCCCTTGCGGCAGTGGAATCGTCAGAGAAAAAACTGGCCGCCGTTATTGCCGATTCGCGAACTCCACCACAGGGTGCATCTGCAAAAGCCGTTTTTGCCCCTATGTCTAGTTCACCAATAACTGTCCAAGACACTATAAAATATGTGCTAGAAATTACATCTGGCGCGAAAGTCACCAAAAAACAGGCCGCGAATATTCTTAGGGAAACATTCTCACCTATTTCAGGTGCACCAATTAGTCGCGCACGTTCTTTGCCAAGTCGTAAGCGTAGTGCGAGATCAAACCGTCAAACGCGTCGTCACAAGTCTTGGTAAATATGCCATCCTCAAATAAATTCTAATTCATCCTCAAATAAATTCTAACCATAAAGTATACTATCATGAGTAAAAGTGCGCGTATAACAGAAGGCAGTATAGAAAATATATCAGAATATAGACAACGACAAAATGCATTTTTTATATTTTATAATAATTCTAATATTACATTTTTATCCGATTCGGGAGCATCCGGAATTCTATTGATTCTGGAATGGAGAGGTGATAGACCCTCCCCCTATTACGATACGGAGACCGGAAAAGAAGTCGAACGAATCGTACTAAAAATAGTTGGCATTGCACAGGACGACAGTAAAGATTGGGAATATGACGAGGTTGGGTTACCTGAAGATTCCGACCAATTAGCCGAAACAAAGAAGCATTCAGAGACAAGGGAAAGTTTCGAAAGTGAAGCCGCCATCCACCAAGATGTATGTCTTTTAAATAAATCGAATTTTTGTCCATATTTGATACATTCTCAACTATACACAAAGCATGAAAGTATTGATTTTTTAGACAATTTACTTAGAACGAACGATGCACCGCAGCATAAATATAATATCGACCCGCGGTCGATTAGTGCACTAACACAAATAAAATATGCAATGGAAATTGATGAACCTGTTATACAAAATATAGGCGTATTCGCAATTGAAGTCGCCGCGGGATATATAGGACTCGATGCATTTATAGAACAACATAGAGGTCACCCGTCTCTACAAAAAGTTATTGACGAAGCCCGGTCGACGGCACTAACTCTAGCAATGCAGGCGGGTTACTATTTGAAAGATTTTCATCACGGCAATACAATGGTTAATCCGCAAGGACACGTAATTATAGTGGATTATGGTATGGCGGAAAAATTAACTCCAGAAGATGCGAAAAAAATGGAAAAACTCATTGCATCTGGAAATATGGAAGGAGCAATTGCCATTATTTGTTCGCATATTGGTGTTGACAATACTAAATCGCGCGATATACCAAGAGGATTAAAATGGTTATGCGACCATCAAACCATCCCGAGTTCACCAATCGCGATAGAAGAAGGATTTAGAAGATTAATGAACAAACGTAAAAGGGGCGATTTCTTACATAAAGAAGATACCGAGAAAGGACCGTCACCCAAGAAAGGAAGGTCGCGAAAAAAAATGGGTGGTAAACGAAAAATAAAATATACTAGATCTTTTCGCAAATTATTGAGTAAATGTCGCACAAAACAAACACGCAAATTATATAAAAAGTAATAATATAGATACAATGAGTCTGAGGCCTATGTCTTCAACATCTTATTCGATTAGCAGAGATACTCTTTTTACGCCTGATCCTACTAACCCAATAAAAATAGTAAATGTACACGGTCTTACTGGCGATGTATTTAAAATTAAATATAATCCAATGACAATAACTCTAAAAAAATTAAAAAATTTAGTATTTAAAAAAGTGAAGAAAAAAATAAATATTATCGTCCCGAAATATGGTATTTTGACTAGTGAACATAATCTGGATATAATTGGCGATGATATATATTATATCTATGATGTGTCATTTTTTACGCGTTCTCGTGGAAAAAAATCATATTCTTCAATACAACATAGCCGTAGTCCCGAGTCAGATAATGGTGTAATGTCGCTTAGCGAATTACATGGAGGTAAAAGAAGAACCATGAAATATAGACGTAACCGGCGCATGTCTAGAAAAAATATTTAGTTGTTTTGCAGGTTTGAACATAAAGACTCTGCGTTCTTATAATATGACTAAATTTTCTCTTTTACACCCATGAACATTTGAATTGGGACACTCATCCAATGGAGGAGTGCATTTCAATTGATTTATCAGTAACAGTTGCCATTTCACATCTAGTGGGACGCCGAATAGCGTCCCATTGTAAATGTTCAAGTGTGTATATGAATATTCAAACTATACCTATTTAGCCATAGTTTGGAAGATTAATGGTTAATTCTGTGCGATTGCCTTTCAATTTGGCTATATAATTATTTGCGGGATGGGTGGTTATAGAAATGTAATCGATTGTATATACTATTATTGCATAAATAAGTATTTATATTTTACATGCCTCCCCAAATCCCATTATAATACATTATAATACATCTAATCCTATAATTAGACATATACCTACAAATCTTAATGTTTAGCAGAATAGCGCTTACGCGGGTTAATCAATATGATCAACTCTTTCATTAGACGCAGGGCATGGTCCGGACAATGGGTTTTCATGTGATAGATGAGAGAAATCAATAATGGTTTACGCTCATCTTCTCTGTGGTAAGTACGGACCGCGTATTGTCGATACTGGTTTGCGCTCAACCCCGACAATGCGTCTAGTAGGCCCGGTGTGGCAATGACCTTGTCGTATAATGCGTTAATTGCGGAAGGTAGGAGTTTTTCTAACCGATTAAACGTATTATAACGCCGGTTCAATAAATAAAATCGTGTTTTATATGGCAGAAACTCGCCGATGTAGGTAAGAATATCAGTTGGTATGCGTTTCTTCAGTTTGGCAAGGGAGATTCCATTTTTGATATCCTTATTAGCCTGGGCCTCGGCCAATCTTAGTTTGAATACTTCCATATAACGCATCTCCGTTCGAATACACGACAAATACCAGTTCGCGCCCAGTTCTATATTCCTTATCCGCGTCTTGGTTATTTTCAAATTCATATCCATCTTTTTCTTTTCACTATGCAAAATATTCAAACTGTCAAATAGCGGTGTCATTTTTTCGGGTAAACGCATAATAACTTGCGCCGTCGCTGAGATGCATTTTTCAATCGCGTTTAAATCTTTTTCAATTGATTTTGCTTCCTCTATGTAAACCTCACGCTCGAGGGACCTGGTTATCTTGGTGGCTTGTGTTGTATTATGTATTTCCTCTAATTTGGCTATATTATTCTCGATTTCGGATATTCTTTGTGTGTATTTAAATGGTACAGTGTACATGGTTGGTTGTTTGGTGGTGCATACTCCAGTAAAATAAAAATGTGTTTCAATTTTACAAGGGGGGGTAAATATAATTATATGAATATTATGTACCATGCTCCATTTAGCCTGTTTACATAGATGCATTTATTTATATTATATAATTTGTATGTGAGAAAATCGCGGTAAAACCATGACAATAATTTAACCCTGGATATTTATAATGAATATCGACTATTTTGAAACGAATACCAATCCGTTTATCTTAGACATTGAAGATAAAACAACCTATAGTTTCGACGATTATGTCAAGATACAATCATTATTGGAAAATAGGATGCAATCGATTGACCCCTTTTTGGAATCTATATATCCGGAGGATAAAATAGGTAGAAGGGGATTGAATGATTTAAAACTCCGGACCAAAAGGGGGCTATACCAAAAAATAATAGATGCATCCAACTCCATCATCCCAGAAATTGAGATATATAAAATAGGGGATGGGGGAGATGGAAAAAAATGTTTCGTATGTTGCACTCCCCTCTTTTCGGATAGATATGAAGTGTCACAATCTATTGCAGGTTCTCTCGAAAACGTCGGATTTAATGGGCATTTTATGCTTTTAAATGGTGGATATCCCAATCCGAGTGGAACCGAAATGAAATACGTGGGTGTGCCATATAGTTTCAAAATTTTTATGATGCTAGAGGCAAAAAAACGCGGATTTGAAAAAGTAATATGGATAGACTCGGCATGTTTTGCAGTGAATAACCCCGAATATTTATTTGTTATATTAGAAAAATACGATGCCGTTTTTCGCAGTTTTCCGGCAAACTGCTTTGAAGATAATGCATGCGAAAAAAACCTATTTCCAAAGACATTGGAATTGATGAACACATTGTGTGGACGAGATATACGTAACGACAAGATTATAAATAGTATCGTTTTTGGACTTAATTTTACATCCCCTAAAATAGATCAATTTATAGAAAAGTATTATGAGATGGTAAATCGCGGGCTCCCGTTTCTAAGTTGCTTCCCAGAAGAAAATGTGTTTTCTGCTATATTAAATTGCGACAATTTTCGATATATTTTAGATAATATACACGAAACGCATAATTTATATGTAAATGAACATTATTACGATACCCGTTCTGCTAAAGAGAATGGATTTTACTTTCTTCAAAGAAAATACAACAATTAACCAGTATCGAAGTAACGTTTGCCTAAACTATATTCGACACTCTTCTAATTTATAACGCCCACAAGTGGGCAATAAATGCGTAAAAGATCAACAATCATAGAGAAGAAATCTATTATCTAAATATATAATGACTAAGAAGACAATCAATTTAGATGAAAAAGATCCCGATTCGATTAGTATTAACAATTCGGCCATGACTAATTCCCCCAAGGTAGAATGGTCCCCGGAAAACGAGGCGATCATGGTCGAATGGTGTGACGTGGCCCAATGTTATAAATGGCTAAATACCAAGGCACATGAAAAGTATTCGAGTAAAAACGCATGGATGACCATACCAATCATTATTTTATCGACAATTAGTGGTACGGCGTCGTTCGCGCAGACCAGTCTGCCCGTCGAATATCAACAATATGCACCTATGATCATCGGAACTATTAATATCGGGGTCGGCATATTATCCACTATACAACAATATCTCAAAATATCCGAACTCAACGAGGCCCATCGCGTCGCCGCAATTTCTTGGGATAAATATGCGCGTAATATTCGTATTGAGTTGTCAAAGGATCCCCAAGAACGCATGGACGCCGGTCAATTTATTAAGATTAATCGCCAAGAATTCGATCGTTTGATGGAGACATCGCCATCCATTCCGCCAGATATCGTCAACCGATTTAATACTGTCTTCAAAAAAATGACGGGATTCGACGAACTAAAAAAACCCGATATATGTAATATCATCATTTCGGCGGAAAAATATCGCCATCATTGGTACAAAGAATTAGGAAAATCGAGCGACAAAGTCGAAGACCTCATTACGGCGAATGTTACCGTAAGCCAACAGGCCGAAATTATTCGAGAGAATGCAGAATACATTAAACGTAGACACCAAGAAGAAGTACTAAATTATCAAAAAAGCCAAGAACAACGAAAAAAGACGCAACAGGCGGAATTAGAACATATTGCTAAACTAAATACACAAACCCGCATCATTGACGAATTTGTCACCACTTTTTATGGTATTTATGAACGTCGGCCCCTAACCGAAGAAATAACCTCGCACTTTGCCCAGGCCGATATAGACCCCGCTATTTTACAAGATTATTTGAAGAAATATACTCTCGAAGATAATATCAGTTTAGTCGGTTCAAATGTCGATAATGTATAACATGTCCAAAAGAGAATAATAATATACAAATTATAATATTATTTATCATCATGTATAATAATCCGTCATGTTTTGCCGGTCATTTACACTATTCAATGACATTAACCATAAAACACATAGCCATCCTAATATATGGGCAACGACTACCTGAAATGATTTTACTGGGGGGAGTAAATAAAAAGTACCGAAATATACAGCCAATCCCATTAAAACACATACGAATGTAAATGCTATTCTACCTCCCTTGAAAAATATTGAAAGTGTTTCAATAATTCGCATTATGAAACGCGAACCACTCGGAATATTGAGAAACGGTTTAGCGAATTCTTTGGATAAATTGATATCGTTTATATTTAGTAATTCATATTCTTCGCGGCCGGGGGTGATTGCATATCCAAAAATAGCGGCGGCGATGTTTTCGATCGCGTCGGTGTCATCAATTCTGTCGAGATTTGGATCCTCACCTATATCACTCATTTGGACTAATATACTATTTATAATTATATTACATATCTATTTCAATATATTGGCCTTCCGTTTTGATACACCATAATTGTATGGTGTTTTCTCTAAAATAAATGGTCATATTGTTCTTTTCTTGGTCAGTTTCATCTAACTGGCGATCAAAACGGGATCGTTCAACATCATCGATATCTTCAATTGGTTTTAAAATATAACGTGCATTTAAGACAAATACGGCATATCGGCATAATTTGTCTACTGCCAAAACAGGATCAATCGGCACAGATGAAAAATAGTAATAGTCTCCGAACCATGAATGATCTATAGTGTCTTCTATAATATCAATACTTTGATTATCGTCTACAATTGGTCGATTATGATATATATCGCCTTCTTGGTCATTATCATCGCGTTCTTTGTAACACCCATACATAAGTAACGGTCTCAGCAAACGTTTTTTATTGTCATCGTATAGGTGGGTCAAATGGGGATTTTCTTTAAACATGGCTAAACTATCTTGGGAAATTGGTTTTCCCGATACCAATTTATTATATTCGATTTCGTCCATAATGACCCATCGATGTTTCTTAATGTCGGGTGGACGTTTGTCCACGTCTAATCTGGATATATCAAAGACGACATATATCGCCTCTTTATATTCTATATATCCTTTGTAAATAGAATCCGTCATATCTTGGCTAAATGATTCATGTATGGGAAATAATGCCAATACTTCGGCGATACATTCATTTATAAAAACAACGTGTGGCGTCTCATCCTCATCGCCTTGATGCGCGGTGACTCTAGATACGACGGGGGGTTGATATTGTATCTTGGGAAAATCGATGGTTTCATTATCGAATGTCATGAGAAACTTTAGAAATGGTATATCGCAATCACTCTCAATATTACATATACAAATGAAAACGCTATATTCTTTGGTGGGGTTAGGATCGAATGATTGTGCCAATTCTTGGTCATTTAAATAAACGTATTTTACTTCTTGATCTTGGTCTTGGTCGTCCTCCTTTAATGAAAGATGATATGCGGTTGGATAAACAGTATCGTCCTCTTCCCCCCCTTCCGACGCACTAACCGTTATTTTAGGTCGTATCATTTTATTGTCAAAAAATTTACGAAGACTTCGGTTATCTTTGTTTGCCGTATGCATACTATATATTGATGACGTATTATATATTTTATTGTGCCGAATAATAACGAGATTACGGAAATAAAATATAATTACAATATAAATGAGTTCGGCAACATCTAAAAGTGTACGGTCTAGAAGTATAAAAAAACCTTCTGCGACTGCAGCGGTAACTAGATCGGGTCTATCTTATGGATTAAATACGATACATGTACCTAAAAAGGGCCATAAATCTAGAAGCCGCCATAAAATAAAAAAACAAGCCAAGGAAACTGCGTTAAAAGTCAATGCCGTTGTTGCAAAACGGCGGTTAGAATATACAATTCGTACCGGAGATAGAATTACTATGGAATTTAATAGACAAATGGAAGAAAATACCAGATTAGTAGCGTTTTTATGTACCCAAACAAATTTTATGATGGGAAAAATTAAATTATATGATCGTTGTGCTGAATTCGATTCAATGGGTACCAATCCATTTCCGTTTAATTGTGGTCCATTGAATCGAATAATTTATACATTAGAGAATCATGTGTTAATCTATGATGCATTAGATGAAATTGCAAAAACAATATTATTAATACCATTAAATTCACATAAAAACGATGTACTTGTAAGAATTTTAGGTGAACAATATGATGGCGTCATGAGATTGAAAGAAGGCATAAATGGAATAATATCGCAGTATCAAAGAGAGGATCAAAGTTTATTCGATATTGATTTAAGCGATTTTATAATAGTAGAAAATAATGTATTGCGTGCAATAAAATTAATCAGTAAAAAACTTCGAGAGGTATTTAATACACTCGAATTAATTAAATTATTTATACATAATTTTTTCGATAGTTTTGGTATAGGATTGGATAATCGAGAAGAATTAGATGAAGGAGAAATAAATACAAAATTAACTATGATTTTGGGTGAGTCTTTATATAAAATAGGCCAACCAACAATAATGTATTTTATACAATCAATTGTAAGTTATACAACACAATATACTAATAGTCCTGAATTCCCAGAGACAAATAATCATTTGACATATTCACTTATTGCGATGTTACATGAGATAATATTACAAATAAGAATGGGATGCGAAAGAGGTTTATTATTACCTTTCCGGCCAAACCGTGATTGTTACCCATTTTTAATAAATCAACATCGTTTACCCGATGAAGAAAATTCTTATGGTCCGCGTATAGATGCAATGAAAATAATATATACTGCAACAAAAGAAAAGATGCCGGGATTAAAAGATGAGATACTTGAAAAATACGACAATTCATTAACTGCAATGGAAATAAAGAGCCTCATCGGATATATGGGAGAAATCTTTGTATATAGTGGTTTAAATGAATCTTTTTTTCGCGATTGTTTTGAATTAAACCAATTTATGAGCGGAATGCCTAAATCCCAATTTGTAAAATCGTTTACATTATATTATCCGGTTGCAAAACATTTTGCATCGGCATATTCTAAACGTGATTTTTTTAGCAATTGTGGTATACCCGATTATATGGCGGATTGCGAAAACATATTTAAAATAATATTATGGATGCACATAGGAGACGATGAAATAATACCCTATGTATCCAATAAATTTTCATGGGAGGCCGAAGTATTGTACCCTGAAGGCGAATATATTTATATTAATCATCATGTAAGAAGAATGGTGGAAGAAATATATACCGACGCAGGTAAAGAATGCCGAGAGATATGTGTTTTATTTATTCAGGTAAGGTTTGTATTAACACGTGGCGTTTATATGATTCCGACTCCAGATGAAATATTGTTTTGTGCCCAACAACAAGACAATCGCTATAAAATACCCAAAGGGTTTAATGTAGACGGTGATCCATTAATTGAATATTTAGTTCCGCATTTATACAGTATTAGTGGAATGGGTAGAATAAATACCAACACCGATGTTGAAGGATCTGTCGAAATTCCTCAAATTGTTTCCGCCACCGACCCATACCAATTTTTGGGTATGTCAAAATGTGTTGTCGCCTCCGCAGGTTTTCCCCGTATTCCTGAATGGAATGGCGGTAAGGCCAAAACCCGGCAAATAAAATGGAGATCCGGAAGAAATACCCGTCGTCGTCATCCTCGCAAATAAATATTACAAAAAATATATAAAGACTCTTTGCCTTATATATTAAAGCAGTCGAATCGATTTATAATACGGACAATACCATCCAAACCATGACGCACAAGTTTTCAGATGAATCCATTGAATACGCATTTGATGATATGAGTGAAGACCAATCCGTCTATATCAAGGCAGAATATGAGGATTACGACGGATCCAGTTTTTCTGTGACGTCGGATTATAAGAAAAGACTAAAGGAATTAGAAGACATCAAGCGTCTAGATAAGGGATATAACAAGATCAAACGCAAGGTTGACGGCAAATCATTCTCGGTGGAATTTTATGCGACATCCTATAGTCCTGGTTTCCGTATCAGAAATGCGATGACGGGAATTTACGAGGACGGAATGTTGGTAGGATCAAGAGACGAAGATCTCTTTTTCGTCGTGGTTTTGGCAACTGGCGAGACCGGTCAAACTCCACCTCATTTGTATTACGATACACCAGAACAATATGAACGCCATTTTAGATGCACGATTCCTACCAGTACCAAGGAACGTTGGTATGAAAAGCATTTGAAGGAAAGACAGAGACGTTCAATATTGGCGGATCGAGAGGAGCGTCTTCGTTCGCAACGAAATGCCACGATTGTCAAGTAACAGAGGTTTAGAGATTGAATAATAGAGGTAAATATATATATATAATATTACAGATTATATATAGATGTCAATGGGTACTCCACTGTCAAGTCCATTTTATCTCCTACATAAGGTGGGTATAATACCGGACATAGATTACCAAAGTATTACATCAGACGAAAGACAACAAAAAAAACGCGCACGCGAAGAAGAGGCGATCGAAAACGAAGCCTCCAAAAAAAGACAATTATTATCCAGTAAATTGGAAGCGAATTTAGCCACAATACGGAAACATGCCGAAAATATAGAAGATAATTTAAAGTATGACCGCAGTGTACAAAACATCCGCATAAAACCGTCCGTCGATGTTTTACCTTATGCCAAAGGTAGAGGCAAAGTATCGACTAGGGCCTCAGTTAAAGGAAAGACTAGAAAGAGTCGGCGCAAAAGTGTAATCAGTGAAGTATGTATCGATCGTACCGGACAACCGAAAGTGGGTAGACTAATGTCATATGGAGATGCAGTAGGTATTCGTCAAGATTTCAATTTTTTAACCAATTACAATTTATCAAAATACGAATATAACCGAATACCTAAAAAAGGTGCAGCAAAAGATATAGCCGACAGCATATTATTAGATGGACTCAGAAAAATCATTGACGATCTAGAAGAGGCAGTTGCGGATATTGGCCTAGACCAATTTGGCGCTATAACTCAATATCGTAATCATCCTGATTTACCCCATTCAATTTTCGAACTAACATATTCCTTGGTTGCCTCTTGTTATAAAATTATAGATTCTATTCACCGTGACCCGCGAGGACAATTTACTGCGGAAATTTTGGCTAAACCAAATCGCGATATTGAGGCATGGATTTCACGAATACCTCGTGCAAATGATGCCCGATTTCGTCAACTATATACTGTATATGGGTCTACTATATTCAAACTCGAACATTTGCATAGACAAATGAATACGTTATATACCGCATCACCGACATTTAGACAATTGAAAGAAAAGGCAGCAAGGAGTGAAATCGTCATGCCGGTACAATTGACGCGATCGACATTGCGAATATATTCGGGCGTGACTGCCTCATTTTTTCCAGACTTGGCATCACTAATGCGTTTTATCGGCGGTGAGGTAAGAACCGAATTTACAAAATCGTTCACGATTTATCCGGCCGTTGCGTTTCATTTTGCTAGTCGCCGATATAATTTTAATGAATTGGAAGAAATTTGCGAGGCCTATATGTGTTATAGCAAGTTGAAGTCGCGTGATATAGAATTCACCAGAATTATAGGTAAATCCAGCCTAAAGGAATCGGGGGAACCGATCGATGAGGAAATAGATTTTGGAAGAAAACGTATCAAAGTCAAAGAATATTTTAATTTAATGAATCACTATTACAAAATAATATTGGTGATGGATATAAACGACGACGATAAGATACCTTTTATTTCAGATAAATTTACATGGGAGGCTGAAATACTTTTTCCATTGGGAACATATCAATATATAGACCATACCATATTCGAAATTTCAGGATGTTGTGTATTATTTTTGCGGGTTCGGTACACGCATATACCAGAATACAATTTGCCTCGAATAGAAACAATGGAATTATATAAAGATATTGTAAAACAGTATAGAACAATGGAGGATAGCAGTCATCGCTATTCTGGACCTGAAATCCTAACTATGATGATTGCACGTGCGGTTTACGATAAAACATATAAGGATATACCAACCGTGGGACCGCAAACACCCGAAGGTCCACCCCCGACTTTGGGTCCACCCCTGACTTCGGGTCCACCCCTGACTTCGGGTCCACCCCTGACTTTGGGTCCACCCCTGACTTCGGGTCCACCCCTGACTTCGGGTCCCGGTTATAATGCACATGTGGCAACCGCTTCCGCCGCCGCCGCTACATCCGAATCACTTGGCGGAGGACATATTACCAATTCCAATGGCATAAGATCGACCGTAAGAAGACGAGCACATATGCGTAGGAAAACACATAAACGACCTATAAAATAAAAGGATATAGATATATTTGTATATATCTATATAAATGCAGTATTATATTTTCATTGCGTTTTTAGCGAGCACTTTATTGGCCATACCAATTCCTAAACAAATTGCTAAAATTCGAGGTATAAAACAGTTAAACGATATGACTTCAGGAATGGATCTGCGATATCCGACGCCTTTTGTGGAACCACATGACATGGCCAAATTTTGCGAACGATTAGAAAAAATACGTTTACTAAGAACATTAGAAAATCCGGTGATATCGGATATAGAAAAAATTCGCCGGATTCATGAAGAAATCGAATATGAAAAAATATCTAAATATGCAATTAATTTGAGTGCAGGTGGTTTAGATAATCCGTTTGGATTTATTTATAAATAATATTTATTCAATATATAATGGCATCCAACCTTGTTGCATTCAAAACAAATACGGATTATAATTTTTACGATAATTTAATACAATATTTGTCTAATTTCACGGGAGGCATAACAACAAACAAATATCTAATAAATGGACAAGATATTGGTAAATATATTGCATATGGTGTTTTAACTTCTAATGATGGAATACCGGTTCGTACTCTTGGGGGAACTATAACAACAGTCCCAAAAGTCTATAATATTTTCAATACAAATTATCTAATAGATGGTTCAGATATGGGTTTTATTTTTACTAATAATGTGCCTTCTTTTCCTGACCTAGGGGGCGCAAGCTCAAATTATAAATATTATTTTTCATCTACATATCAACCCGATATTTGTGGGTTCACTTCAACCCATAATTTTACTACTAGTAATAATAGTGTTACATATGAAAAATGGTTTTGTGCTATATTTAATGATACTACAAAATCAGCAAATACCATAACTTTTCCATATTTAAATACTAGGGTATATATAGTGGGCATTGGTGGTGGCGGGGCAGGTTGTATAAACAACTATAATTATGCTTCTGGTGGTGGTGGCGGTGGTGGCGGATCATTTGTTGCCGAACTTTCTAAATCTGCAAATAGTACAATAATAATAAAAACCATAGGTAAAGGCGGAGTACATGCGATAAATCATGACAATACTAGTAATGGTGTACATGCTGCATATCCAACCGTAGTAACTATTAATGGCAAATTTATGATTGCAAACGGCGGAAATACTATATGGACATACGGAAATGTAAAGGTGACCTATGATATGGAAAATGACAGACTGAATGATGAAAAAATTTATGACAATAGGATTGATCCTCCGTCTGATGGTTATTCGATTGGTGGTTATGGCGGAACATTTTTCATAGATTCTTCACTAGACGTGAAAGGATACACGTATAATGGATACAATATTCAAGCAGCAGGATACACTGGAGGTAATGGAGGCAACTCGAACAACCAAAATAACCATCCTGGTGCCTCAGGGGGGGGTGCGGCGGGATGGAAAAACGGTAGTAATGGGACATATAATGGGTCCGGTGCTAGTGCTGGAGGTGCGGGAGGATGTCTGAATGGTTCTGATTATAATACAGGAACAAGTAATTTTGAATATAATATATATTCAGGTACTGCGTACGGGGAGACGATTGCATATAATATTGCGGGAAATGGAGGTAATGGGGACTATGGTAATGGACAACCTGGAAAAAATTACGGTGGAGGTAGTAGTGGTGCACAAGATGGCCTTAGTGGTGACAATGGTGCCGGTGGTTGTGTTATGATATATTTTAAGGTTAGGACTGATATTTTATATTTAAATAGTATTTAAACCCTTGAAGATTTAAAATGGGACAAATTATGAGTAAGTTTTTTCTATTTTTATTATAGAAATGACACATAAAAGCGAAGATTATAAAATTTCGGCAGTTAAATATTATTTGAAAAATAAAGATAATATTAGAAAAACCTGTAAAATATTTGATTGTAAGAAATCTACATTACAACGATGGATACAACGATATAATTCTACTAAAAATCTTACAAGAAGAAATAGAACAAATGTATCCTATAAGATTACCAAACCACAAGTAAAAACTGCGTTAGATGTATTGAAGAAAAACGAGCAAATAACCATGGAAGAATTAGTTATTGATATGAAAAAACATTACCCTACATTTGATATTACACCACAACATTTAGGACAGGTTGTTAGAGATAATAATCAAACAAGGAAAAGAACGAGACACGAGCATTTTCCAAAAGAAAGATATAAAAAACCAATTGAAAAGACAACCGAAATGAATAACTTTTTTACTGAACTTCGTAAATTTCCTATAAATAAAATTATTTGTTTGGATGAAACAAGTGTAGGTTCTGCGTTAAAACCAACTTATAGTCGTTGTAATTTGGGTAAGAGATGTATAAT